CTATTCTTCTCCTACCTACGGTGCATATGCAGCACAGGCTTACCTCCGCTCTGGCGTCGGTCCTGTCACATTCATTCGTCTAGTCGGCACGCAGCACCCAGATGCCAACGCTGCTGGCAAGGCTGGTTGGGAGACACAGAATGCCCCTGACCCTACGCTTGCATCTAACGGTGGTCCCTTTGGTCTCTTCATCTTCCCGTCTGGCGCTGATGGTTCAACTTATGACGGAACGCTCGCGGCTGTCTGGTACATGGATAGCGGCTCTGTTCCGGTCCTTTCCGGTACGTCTCCTGCCGGCAACCAGATTGAAGGTGTTGCTACACTAGTTAAGTCCGACGCTTCTGGTCAGTTCAAGGTCCGAGTTATTCAGACTCCGAGCACAGAAATCGAGAATGTTACTTTCTCCCTTAACGAGAGCAGCGAGAACTTTATTCGTAAAGTCTTCAGCACAAACCCGCAGTTGGTAAATACAACCATCGAGGGCTCTGATAACGATAAGCCTTATTGGCTAGGCGAGACTTTCGAGCGTCACCTTACAGTAGAGAGTCTTGTCCCAAGTTCAAATGACTACTATGGTGTAATCCTTCCAGTTGTTTCTGGAAACGCTGACGAAGGTAACCACGAGAAGCGCATGGCTTACCGTGACGCTCACTCTGGCTGGTTCTTCGGCCAGAACCTCTCTGCTGACACCGGCAGCTACTCTTACGGTGGAATGCAGAAACTATTCAAGTTTGTTGGAATCAACGGCTACGGTTCTTGGCTACAGGACAATGTAAAGATTTCCATTGACAACATTCGTGCTTCTGCAAACGAGAATGTCAAGTTTGGAACTTTCGATGTTGTTGTCCGTAGAGCAGACGATAGTGACCTTCGTCCGGTTGTCCTAGAGCGCTTCTCAAACTGTAATCTTGATAAGAACTCCGCTAACTTCATTGCCGCGAAGATTGGTGACATGCAGATGGAGTGGGATTCAACTGAAAAGCGTTACCGCGACTTTGGCGATTTCCCGAATGCTTCACGCTACATTCGCGTCCACATGCACTCTGATTATGACACTAGTGCTCCAAACGCTGCTCTCCTACCGTTCGGTGTTTACGGCCCACCTCGCTTCCCGGCGGCCACATTCGCTTCTGCGAGCACGGCTATTAGTCCAGTAACTGCTTACATCCAGGGTTCCGGCAATGTTCCAACGGCTCACTTCGTCGATACTGGAAAGCTTGTCAACGCTGACAACAAAGCCTTCGGAACGGCAAACATTGTCTTCCCGGCGGTTGGAATTCGTGTTACGGCATCAACTGAGGCTGGATCCTCTAATGACGGAGCAGATCCTACATCAAACGCTTACTTCGGTCTACAGACAGGCAAGAACGTTTCTTCAAATGTAACAGACCCTGGCTACGCAGATTACCTCAGGGCCTTCGGTTCTGCTGTTATTTCAGATGCTCAGTGGGTTGATGACTTCGGCAAGGCTAGCTTGGCTGGCCTAGAACATCAGTGGATCTTCTCACTCGATGAGGTTATTGTCACAACAGGTTCCAACTTCACGTCGTCTGCTCCGTCGAACAACATTACACAGGCGGTCTGGTCTTCTGGCTCCATGGTCGCAGGCACCTCTTGGACTGCTTCAAGTTCACTTGGAACAGCCCGCTTCAAGAACGTCCTAGACTCAAGAATCAACCGCTTCACTTCACCAATGTTCGGCGGCTTTGATGGCCTAGACATCACAGAGCGCGATCCATTCCGCAACTCTCTTATCAACACCGACCCGACAGAGCAGAACAGCTATGTTTACTACACACTTCGTCGTGCAATCGATACTGTTGCGGATCCAGAAGTTGCCGAAATGAATCTTCTAAGCATCCCTGGTATTACTGATGATCGTGTCACGGACCACATCATCCAGACTGCCGAGGCTCGCGGCGACACTCTCGCTGTCATTGATGTCGAAGGCGGCTTTACTCCAAGACACGAAAGTTCAAGTTCACGTTCTTCTCGTAAGGGCAACTTAAACACTGTCCTTACCAATATCAAGGCAAGAAACCTAAATAACTCTTACGGTGCTGCTTACTACCCATGGGTTAAGGTCCGCGACACCATCAATGGCGTTCTCCTTGATGTTCCGCCATCTGTTGTTGCTCTCGGTGTTCTAGCGAGCACAGAGCGCTCTGCTGATGTTTGGTTCGCTCCTGCCGGCTTCAACCGAGGTGGACTCTCCAACGGTGCTGGTGGTCTTCCGGTTGTCGGTGTCGAGACCAAGTTGACCTCGCGCAACCGCGACGATCTCTACGACGTAAACATCAACCCGATTGCTTCTTTCCCAGCGGAAGGCATCGTGGTCTTCGGCCAGAAGACGCTTCAGGCTACACCTTCGGCCCTCGACCGAATCAATGTCCGTCGTCTAATGATCTTTGTCAAGCGTGGCATCTCAAGAATCTCTGCCGGAACACTCTTCCAGCCAAACGTCCAGGCTACATGGAACGACTTCAAGAGCCGTGCCACGAAGTTCCTAGACAGCGTGAAGGTTAACTTCGGCATTGATGACTACCGTGTTGTCCTTGATGAGACAACAACAACTCCAGATCTTGTGGATAGAAACATTCTTTACGCTAAGATCTTCATTAAGCCAACGCGCGCCATCGAGTTCATTGCCATTGACTTCATCATTACTCGCTCTGGTGCTTCTTTCGAGGACTAAAACAAAGTAATCACTATTTACTACAAAGAGGAGAATTTTTGTAATGGCAGACAACACACAGAACTTCTGGACCAATGCGGCGGCTAGGGATCCAAAGAGAGGCTTTAGATTTAGAATTCAGTTTCAGGGAGGCAGTTCTTCTTCCCTAAACGGCATCCTTTGGTATGCAAAGAAGGCAAGCAAGCCATCTGTCTCTTTTTCCGAGGCTTCACACAACTACCTAAACCACACCTACTACTGGCCTGCACGCACAGAGTGGAGTGAGGTTGACATTACTTTTGTTGATCCAGTCGAGCCAGATGTTGGTGGTTCACTAGCCGATCTTCTTATTGCTGCCGGTTACCGTATTCCAGGCGGCATCAATGCAGACACAGATTTCTCCTCTGTCTCCAAGTCTGATTCTGTTGGTGCTCTCGGAACAGTCTTGGTCGAGCAGATTGACGAAGATGGAAACGCTGTTGAAGAGTGGACTCTAAACAATGGTTGGGTCAAGGAGATTACTTTCGGCGACCTAGACTACAGTTCTGATGACCTTACAGAAGTTACCCTTAAGGTCCGTTATGACTGGGCCACTTTCACAAGCCCGCAGTCCACCGTCAGAACTCTACCAAGATTTACACCAGGCTCCAACTAAAGGAGGCTGAATGGCTCCAGTTGACGATTTTGTAGATGTGGTGCTTCCTCAGTTTTGGACGACTAAGGAAGCAGACCCGTTTTCAGGACCAAGAGATCCGAAACTTCAGTTTCGGTTCAAAGTTGTTATTCCTGGCTTTGCGTTAGAAGACATTCGCCCTAAAGAGGGCGATGTTTTTGCTGATGACCAGGATGGCGAAAACGGTGTTGCCTGGTATGCAAAGTCTATTGACAAGCCAGGAATGACCATTGTTGACCCGAATAAGGGTCAATATGCTACACAGTTCTTTCCCCTAAATCCAAGTCCAAAGGTTTCTAACCCACAATACAAAGAAATCAGCATGGTTCTTGTTGATCCATATTATCCAAACACAACAAGAAAGATTGCAAGGCTTTTTCGTCGAGGCGGTCTGAACGAAGACCAGGCTAGAAGAATCATTTTCAATAAATATGGCCCCGGCCAAGATGCTCTTGTTAGTAGTTTCTTGGACACGATCGGGGAAGTCCAGATTTTTCAATTGGATCACAAGGGCAACGAACTTGAAAAGTGGACTCTCTACAACGCTTACCCAAGTTCGGTTGACTTTGGAAAGTTGGACTATTCCTCTGATGGTCTTGTAGAGATCTCAATGACTTGGTATTACTCCAACTTTAAAGTCGAGTTCCCCAAGGTTGGTCGAGAGCAGTATTACGATTACTTTGCAGATGGCAATAATGTCAACCCAGAGCAAAGCAAACCGACAGAAAGCAAAATAAAAAGCAATTGCGAATCTATCTACGACTCTATGTATAATGGCGTCAGTCCAGATTTAAGACCAAATTTTCAAGATTGGCTTGCAGAAGGAAACTGTCCGGGTTATACTGCTACAGGGAATGTTGTTGAGAGCGACACATCCGGCGCAGAGCAGAATTACACAACTTCAGATTCTGTGACCGGTGAAGAGTTGCCCGGCACTGTTGAGGAGGAACAGGCCGCCCAAAACATTCCAGAAATTAATGCAGTGAGTGTGCTGGAATAAAGCGAATAACACATTTAACAAGAGGTAATAATGAGAGATAACAGCAAGCGTTTTGGAGCGGGAGCAGAAGCCCCACCACAAACGCACGAGACGAACGAGACAGAGAACAAACCAACATTTGATTTTTCAGTTCCTACCGAGTTGGTCGATCTTCCGTCAAAGGGGCGCTTCTACCCAGAAGGGCATCCTCTACACATGGAAGAGACCATTGAAATCAAATACATGACAGCAAAGGACGAAGACATTCTAACTTCGCCTTCACTTCTTAAGAAGGGCATTGCCATTGACCGCTTCCTAAGCAACATCATCCTTAACAAGCGCGTCAATGTCCAGTCCCTTCTAACGGGCGACAAGAACGCCATTCTTGTTGCTTCCCGCATCAAC